TTGCTGATCTTATCAGTCGTATTGAGTCATTACAAACAACTGATTCTCTGCTAGATAAACTGGAAAACCGTAGACCAGGAGACTCTGGTTTCTTTGGAACTATCTTTGGGAAAGATGATGACTGAACTTAACGAATTTGGTAAAGCATTAAAGGACTGGTGGGATTCTGATTCATTTAAGGAACTTCAGAAAGCAAATGAAGAATCACGACAACGTGCGATTGGAAAGTATCATATGTTGTCTGAAGAAGATAAGATTGATATGGTAGAAGCAATCACTCATATTATGTGTAAAGCAGAAAATGAGGGAACTTCTCATCGTGGACTACAATCTGCTCTGGGAATTTATCCTGCTGGGTTCTGGGTAGATCATCTTATGGATGTTCACAATGCTCTGTGGTCCTATTATCACGATAAGAATCGTGACAGAGAACTTTTAAGTGATCTAGATACACTTGACTCTTTTTTGGAAAGAAAAAATGAAACGCCTAATGAGTCGGGAGATGCTACAAGAACTGATTAGTCTTGTAGAACCACATAAAGAAGAACATTCTGATCTTTACGACTATTTGATGCTCACCTGGACCGCTTGTAAGTATGATTCAACACTTTATGCCTGCAATGTTACGGGAATGATCATCTGTCAAAGACACTTGAGTGAATTTGATGAACAAGACTGGAGATCATACAATAAACATAAAGATTTGTAACTCGATCCCAAAGAAAACATTAAGTTCATAGATACTAATGTATTGAAATGCTAATATTGGGACACATCGCAAAAAACCTATGACTCTAGCAAAAACTGGACCTGAAATTCTTACAAAAGAGGAATGGAGCGAACTTATAGCACTGAAAGATGCCATTACATATGCTCCGCAGACAGTTTCTGCTGAAAAAATGGAAAAATTCACTGAATTGATGGTTCGTTCTCTTGAAGGTAAAGAGGATAACTCACCAAAATAAAATAAATATTGTCAACACGATACAAAACTATGGAAAATATAGACCAACACATTCAGAAGGACGAGGACCTTTTGAGTGACCCAACTATTTCTCCACAATCACGGAGACATACTGAAGAGGAATTGGAAGCACTTAAAACATATAAAGCAAATCATCCAGAAGATTTACACGATCCAACTCCTTTAGAACTTTATTGTGATGCCAATCCTGACGCACCTGAATGTAAAATCTACGAAGATTGAGACAGTTTAAAAAGTGGCACACTGGGTCTTCTGGTTCTCTAGAGGACCCATTATAATATATGCATACACACGACCGAATCATGTTTAACCTTGATCCGATTATTGAAACTTATAACAAAGAAGTGGATGATCTTCCCATTCTTCATAAGAATTGTGGTGGTGGTAAAGCAAGGAATGCATCTGGTCTTGTTTACGAAAATCTTACTTTGAGAACCTGTGAAGCGTTGGGTCTTGATGCTCGTAAAAATGATTATAAGCGTTCCATGATTGTTAATGGAAAATATTTGAAGAATCTTCAGGTTGATAAGCATGTCTACAAAGATAACGTGCTTAAAAAACTCATTGAAGATAAAACTTATTTGGATGCGTGTTATTTGAAACGTTGTGTTCAAGATTTCATGGAACTTGAGCAATCTCCTGATGTTCCAGACGATGTAGAGTATGCAATTTTTGCTGGTCAAAATGCTTGTGGTAAAGATCCTTTAGTGTATTACCCTGGTTATTTTGAAAAATATACTGGAAAGAAAATCAATATCTTCTTTGTAAATCCACAGAAAAAGCGTAACTCTAAACGTCCAATTTATGATGCACAATTTCGTTCTGATTTTGAATTGGACATGGTAGAATACACCCGATTCATTCAATGGTTGAGCAACTGATGAAGTTATATAATGATGATATGTTCGATGTTCTGGGGAATCTTGCTCCCCAGAGCATCGATTTATTGTTGACAGACTTTCCATATGGAACTCTGAACAAAAGAAACGAGTGGGATACTATTATCGATTATCCCAAGTTTTGGGAGCATGTTGATCGCATATGCAAACCAACATGCCCCATCATTTCAACAGCAGCACAACCATTTACAAGTGTCCTTATCGCTTCAAATTACAAGGACTTCAAGTATACAATGGTGTGGGAAAAATCAAAGGCAACTGGTTATCTGAATGCCAAGAAACAACCTCTACGTGCTCATGAGGATATTGTAGTCTTCTATAAGAAGCAACCAACATACAATCCCCAAATGACACAAGGAACCCCATATGATAAGGGAACCGCAGTGAGAGATACTGAAGCATATGGTGTTCAAACAAAAGCAGTTCATGTGAAGAATGACAGTGGATTGAGGTATCCTCGCAGTGTCATTTACTTCAAGACTGCAGAAGGTGAAGGAAAACACCATCCTACACAAAAACCAGTGGATCTTTATCGTTGGTTGGTTAGAACATTCTCCAATGAGGGGGATCTGGTACTGGACCCCTGTATGGGTGCTGGCACCACTGGAATCGCATCTAAAATGGAAAATAGAAACTTTATCGGCATTGAGCGAGAGGAAGAATACTTTTCAATTGCTCAACACAGGATCGATGATGTGCCAGTTCAGGAAGTGGCACAGGGAAGATGGCAGAAGGCGCAAGAGACCCTATAATAACAAGGTAATCGACAGACACCCCTAATGGCGACTCGTGGAAGAATCGGAATCGAACTTTCTGATGGAAGCGTTCTGAGCAGCTATCATCACTGGGATTCTTATCCCGAATGGTTGGGTCGCATCCTGAAGACGCACTACAATAGCAAAGAACTTGCCGCCGAACTGATTGATGGTGGTGATATGTCTTGTGCTTGGACTGATGAAGTGTTTGGGTCCGATCAGAAAACTCAATATGGTGCTAACCACTACTCCTATCGCGGTGAAGATTGCCCTCCTCGCCTTGATGCTAACCTGAGTGAGTTTCTTCAAAATGGTGAAGAGTATGGTTATGTCTACACTCAAGAGGAAGGTTGGTTGTGCTATGATACTTGCTCCTGGCACGAAACCTATCTTGAAGGTGTAGAGATTCCTTCTGCCGCACTGGCAGTGTGAAAATATGAATTTGTATAGATACCTTTGGTATCGTTGAACTGGAAGGTATAAGAATTCTTAAAGGGACCCGCCCACAAGGCGGGTTTTCTGCTATAATATCCAAGTAGTTGAAGGATCACCATGGACCTGTCTGAACTGATGGATGAACTGCGGGAAATCGCAATGTATGAGTCTGACCCTCAAGATTGGATGGGATACCTTGAAGATGACGACTCCTGGGTGCCAGATTCTGAACTGGCATACTGACCCCTAGAGACCCCTCTAGGATGCCCTATAATACGTTCATACGCAACCAAGCAATGACCACCACCTTCGCTGACTACGCCGCTGCTGCAGAGGCACGGAAAGACATCGCTGCTGCTGTTCTGGGGCACACCTATGCTCTCTGTGAGGCACTGCGCCAGAACTTCATTGATTACAGCATTCGGTCTCACGCACTTCGCACTGAAAATGAGGAGTATCACGATGCTTGTATTGAAAAACTGAAGCAAGGTGTTTGTGATTATGAGTTCTATCCTGAAACGGGTCGTAAGTATCACAAAATCATTATGAATGCGAATGGTTCGCGTTCTGTCCACGCTTTTGTGGACAAGAAGACTGGTCAAGTGTATAAGTCTGCGAGTTGGAAAGCACCTGCCAAAGGTGTTCGGTATGATCTTCGCATCATTGAGCAGCGTGAATGGTTGCTTCAACACGCTGACTGGGCAGGTTCCTACCTTTATGCTCGCTGATGTTTATCCCAACTCAACAATTCCTTAAAATGACTTACGCCAACGAAATCCGTGAACTGACCATCACCAAGTCCCTGCGACTGCTGCGTGATGGTTTCAAGAGTGAGTTTGCCACATCTGTATTTTCTGATGAGCGGACAATGGAACTCTTTGCTCAACTTGCTTCTGAATTTGTGGATGCTAACATTCCTGTGGTTGATGAGGATAATCGTATGGAACTTGCGATGATGCTGTTGGAGTCTCTGGATGTGATTGCACGATGACTACTAAAGAAAAACTTCTGTTTGTTTCATCTTTCTTCATTTTTATGAATTGGGGAACACGATTGGCACAAGTGATACTAAATAATATTACCTGATTTGACCGCAATCTGTCAGGAGGAGGGTGGAATTCCCTCCTTTGTCTTATAAATACATATGCGGTCAAAACAGAGTAGAATGGAAGAATTTTTAGAGGGATTAAAGTCTTTTGATCCTGGTGTTCCCGACCCTAATGAAATAATATGTGAAGGAGTTGCACCTGCCTGCACTTGGTTGCCACGTACAAAAGAGTGGAACGATAATATACGAAAATCAAAAATAGGATTTAGACATAGTGAAGAGTCAAAGCAAAAAACAAGAAACTCTTTACTTGGGGTAAAACATAGTGAAGAAAGAAAGAAAAATAATAGTATTGGTAGTTGCAAGTATCAATATAGAATTACTAGCCCTAATAGTGAAGTTTTTTATGAAACAAATATGAAAAAGTTTTGTATGGATAAAGATATTGATGATGCTGCGATGGTAAGAGTGGCGCACGGAAAATACAAACACCACAAAGGGTGGACAGTTGAAATAGTGGCACAACTTTCGTCCACAAATTAAAAAAATCTCCTATAATGCAGTTGTGATGCAAACTACTTGATGAAAACCATTTATCATAGTGGATACGGTTATTCTAAACTCCTCTGTGAGGACGTTACCACTTGGTTTCTGAATCGATTCCTTCCCCGTCATAAGATTGAGGTGGAGATTCTTCATCGTGGTCTGAAACGTGAGGCGGTTTATGGTTACTGTGACTATGTGGGTGAGTCTTATCGTCCCCGTGAGTTTTTGATTGAGTTGGATACTCATATGGAGGAGGAGTTGTATATAAAAACTCTTTTGCATGAACTGACCCATCTGCGACAGTGGGTAGTCGGTTCGCTGCGGTCCAAACGCGGAAAAATGTATTATGGTAAAGAATGTATGGAAGATGTGGAGTATTGGGATCAACCACACGAAATAGAGGCACGGGAGCAAGAAGAAACACTATATCTGGAGTATTTGTTTGAGAAGAACGGGTGGACGGATCATCAAGTGGCACAGTTCTTCCCGAATCGCCTGATGGGTGCCCTATAATTACAAGGTAATCAAGGGAACCACGATGGTCACCGACACTACACAGGACGCCCAGATCCGCCGCACGATTCAGAAAAAGATTGAAAATGAAATGCCGCTGCAACTTCTGAAGCGCATTGTTTATGAGGTGCGTTGTGAAGAACTGGGCATTCGCCCTGATGGTTGGAAACTCTATCCCGAGGACTGAATCATGAAAAACTATCGCATTCAAGTCACCACCTTTGATGGACTTCGCACCGTCTGGTATGAGAAGTCCAAAGCAAAGAAAGCAGTCGATATTATTTTGAAGCGTGTCTATGACCAACTGTGTGGTCTGAATATTAAAGAAATTGATGTGAGTTTGTCTGTATGAAAAAACTTCTGCTGCTGACTGCCCTGCTGTTTGCCTCTCCAGCACTGGCACAGACCGCACCAGCAAAACCGAAAGTTTATCGCCCATTTGTGTATGAAACTCCTTGTGCATTGGATGTAGGTCTTCAGGCTCAGTTTGATACCTGTAAGGTTGTAGAAACCCGTGAGACTGGTGGAGCACTGCGAACCCGTAACATTTTCTCCAATCGGTTTGGTCTGTCAATCAAGTCTTGGTTTGATAAAGAGAAAGGGTTTATGACTTGGGATAGTCATAATAAGTTTGCCTACAAGTGGGAGTATAAAGTTGGCGGTGTAAATGATCAGGGGTCCTGGAGTATGGTGATGCCTGGTTTTCTACTTCAAAACGTATCTTGGGATTGAGCAAATGACTGAAACAAACGTACAACTGAATGTCCAAGAAATTGGAGTCATTCTGTCCGCACTTCAATTACTTGACATTAGAGAAGAAAATCAAATCGCAAGAGAATATGGAAGTGTGCCAGCACTGTACAACAAACTTTACACGGTCTTTGAGCAGATGGACAGTTCGGAAACTGGTCTACGGAACGACGTGGTGCCGTCCTTCTGACCTATAATTACAAGGTAATCGGGAGACACCCAATGACCACCTTCCCCACCCTCCAGTCTGCAGACGGCACGATGCTGGTTGGTTACTATCCTGTTCAGACTCCTTATGGTGACATCAGTCAAGAATGGTGCCTTCAAGTTCTGTCTTGGAAAGGTGTGGATCAAATCTCCAAGAAGTTTCTGAATCGTGTTGAGAAGACTCTTGCGATTCGTGAGCGTCTGGCACTGGGTTATACCGAAACTGGTGACAATTCCGATCTGCCTCAACTTGGTAATCCTTTCTACGGTGCCTGCTGATGAACATCCCTCCTCGCTACATTCTCACTGGTGTTGTGTTTCTGATTGCTTTCTTTGGATACAATGCCTTTCTGATACAACGTGACCAAAAGTTGTATGATGCCTATTATTGTCAGACAATTGGATGTGCCAATGAACGATGAAGACATTAAGCAGTTTATGACCGCATTTGAAGACTTTATGAAACACGCAGAGGTTGAACAATTTAATCATGAAGCATGGGTTTCTGCCAAACAATACACCAACAACTTCTATGAGCAAAAGGCAGCAGAACTGGATGTGACCGTTGATTATTACATTTCGGAGTTTGTGTAATGGATTCAAAGACAAAACTGATTCTGGCACAAATTCAGGTTGAAAATCTTCATAAACTTCTGAATGACGGTCCATATGCTGGATTCTTCACATCACATTTGTTTCCCATCAAGTTTGAAATTGAAAGACAAATTAACTGCTTGACAGGATACAACAAGTACACTAAAATGTATGAGTCCAAAACAAATTGAAATGAAAAGTCTTTACATTGTTGATTACTGGGTTCCGTTTCCTTCCAGTGAATATGGTGGAGTCGTCAGTCTGATCGCAGAAGACGACACCGAGGCATTTGAACTTCTCTCTGAAGAAGAAGGTTTTGATGCACGTTATCAGAATCTGATTATGCCAAATGTTGTCAAGGCACAAAAGTTCAAACTTGTGGACGACTATGAATCTGGCATCATTGATGCTTTTACGACCTGAAACAAATGGAACAACGTCTTTACAAAATTCTTCAACAGTTCACCAATGAATGGGAATTGATTGATCCTCAAGCACGCAAACTGACCAAAGAGCAATGTGATGCTATGTTGAGTTATTATGTTTCAGAAGGTGTGAATCCGAATGATTTGAGAGCAGTCGTTGACAATGATTGAATTCCCCCATAAAGCACCGAAAGGAATGTATTATGAGCAGACAGAGTTTAAACGCAATGTTATTGCTATCTGGATTCATTACGATTGTAGGTTTGATTACAATCTGGGTGATGCCGTTCGTTGTATTTGGGGATTCTATAATACCAGGACCAGAACCTATCACTCCCCCATCAACTCAGGAAAGGTCGGGGACGCTGTTAGTATAGAACGAACATCACCCTATTCGGCAATGCCAATCAAGCAAACTCCATTAGAAGCGGCATATGTATGAACCACAAGTTAATCATTATGTAAAGTGGAAACCTCATATTGAAGGGTGGGTCTATTTCAAGGACAATGACTACATTACGATTGAGATAGGGGTCAAACCAAAAAATGAAGAGAACTATGAGGCATGTTCCATTCATCGCAATGATCGTTTGATGGTCCTGTGTTATCATAATCAATGGAAAGAACTGACATATGTAAGATCAAGAGAATCAATCTATGAAGAACCTGTGGAGACTGTGGTGTAAGGCACTGGGAGAAAAGGCGACCAATGATGACAGAGAAGCAGATCACATTGCTGGTATACGGACTGTTATATTCGGTACTTAT